CTATGCAGGCATCAATGCTAGGCTAAAGAGGCTAGAACAGATCCTGCTTGGGACTACTGGTTTCATCGTAATTCTGTTACTCAACTTAGTTCTTAAGTAGGTTAATATGAGCAGAAAAGTCTCCGCTGTTGATGCCAGAACTAACAGTACTAAGGTAACTCTATTAACAGTACCTACCAAGAATACTGGTATTTGGACAACAATGTATGTTATTAGCACTGCAGGTGTAGAAACCCCTAAAGTGTTTTGGTATGACTCATCTACTAATACTGAATACTTTGTTATTGGTGGTAAAAACTTAAGTGCAGGTGATTATATTTTATTAGCAGATAAAGAAGTAATATTACAAGCTGGTGATGAAATTAGGATTCAAAACACAGGAACAAACTCTGTAACTTATATAGCAACAGTAGAGTTTATTCCTGAAACATCAGTTCAATTCCAATTCTAAAGGAGAATAGTATGCCAATGGTAGACAAAAAGAAATTTCCTTACACAGCTAAGGGCAAGAAAGAAGCTAAACAGTACGCTATGAAATCTGGTAAAAAGATGGTTGAAAAGAAAACCACTAAAAAAATGGGTTCTTCTCGTGGTTACTAAACCCGGATTGTATTCCAACATCAACGCAAAGCGTAAGCGGATAGCTGAGGGATCTGGTGAGAAGATGCGTAAGGTAGGCTCTAAAGGCGCACCTACAGCTAAGGCGTTCAAACAAGCTAAGAAGACTGCAAAGAAATAATGACAGTTTATCTTAGTGTAGTTTTTTTCTGCATAAACTCTTCTTGTGTATTTTGGAAAAGCAATGAGTTGTTTTACAATGAAAAAGACTGTATTAAATTAACTGATGAAACTACAAAACAATTATACGAAAACAACATTGCTAACTTTGGAACTTGTTTAAAAATTTCTACAAAGAATAACATACAATGGTAAAAAAAGTATATCAGAACCCAGAGGGTGGCTTAAACGCCAAAGGTAGAGCATACTTCAAGAACAAGGAAGGCGCTAACTTAAAGCCTCCAGTGTCCGCTAAAGAGGCTGCTAAGTCTCCTAAGAAGGCAGGTCGTAGGAAATCTTTTTGTGCTCGTATGAGCGGTGTGTCGGGGCCTATGAAGGATGAGAAGGGAAGACCTACTCGCAAAGCATTAGCACTAAGAAAGTGGGATTGTTAAATGGCTAGGAAAACTTACTTACAACTTGTTAATGATGTTCTGATCCGTTTGCGTGAGCCAGAGGTTACATCAGTTAACGATACTGCTTACTCAAAGCTTGTTGGAAAATACGTCCAAGACGCACAGAGACAGGTAGAAGATGCCTATAACTGGAATGCTTTAACTAACACACTGACCATGAACACTGTCCCTAACCTGTTTAACGGTGTGCTAGTAGGCGCTGGTACTAGGTTTAGAACCCTGAGTATTATTAATGACACAAGCAACTGGTTCTTGGAGTATAAGTCTAGTCTGGAGATGGATGACTTGTTCTTAAATCAAAGTACTCAAACAGGCCCTCCTCAGTACTACAACTTTAATGGTGTTAGTTCTGCTGGAGATACTCAGGTAGACCTTTACCCTATACCTGATGGCGTGTATGTTATTCGCTTTAATATCATTCAGCCTCAAGATCCGTTGCAATATGACATAGATGAAATCCTAGTTCCTGCTGAACCTGTCATCTTCTTGGCCTATGCTAAGGCTTTGGCAGAGCGTGGAGAAGACGGAGGTATGTCTAGCTCAGAGGCTTATGCGCTGTATCAGACTTCTCTGGCAGACCATATCTCCACAGAAGGTAATCGTTATCCTGATGAACTTAACTGGAATGCGGTCTAATGGCACAACAACAACAGGCAGCTTCGATTGCGGCTCCGGGCTTCTTTGGACTAAACCTCCAAGAGTCTAGCATATCCCTGTCTAGCGGGTTTGCACTAGAAGCTTATAACTGCATTATCGATAGGTATGGTAGAATAGGTGCTCGTAGAGGCTGGACTACTGTCAATGCTACGAATGCAGACTTAGGCTCTAACAATGTAGAGTTTATGTTTGAGGTTATTGATGCTGGGTCTACGACATTAATTAGTGCAGGCAACAATAAACTATTTACTGGTACTACTACTTTAACTACTAAGACTATTAGGACGCAGGCTAATACTGCCGATGTTGCTTACACTATTACTGCTAACCACTGGCAAGCTGCTGCTTTGCCTTATGGAGATGGCGTTGATGCTGTTCCTCATGCCTACTTAGTCCAAGCTGGGCATCCAATGTTGGTATATCATCCTTTACCAACTCCCGGAACAGGCGCTACATTCTCTGTGTCTACGGTAAGTAGCGGTGCTATTACTGCTGTATCTGTAACTGCGGCTGGTTCTGGGTATAATGTTGGTGATGTTTTAACTATGGCAGGAGGTACAGGTTCTGGTGCTAAACTGACTGTGGCTACTTTGAGCGGTACAGGCGTAGCTACCGTAACTATTTCGACTGCTGGGACAGGGTACACCGTTGCTGATGCTTTGACTAGCACAGTAACTACTATTGCTAATCCACACTCGCACTCTGGTTCCTTTGGATTCCAACAGTTAGGCGATATTGGAACAATGCCTTTAGGTTATACAACTTCAGACTTTAAACCTAACTGTGCCTTAGCTGCTTATGGACGTATCTGGGTTGCTGATATTGTAGGTGATAGGCAGACTGTGTACTTTAGTCAACTTCTAGACGGATCAGATTTTCAAGGTGGAGACTCAGGCTCCTTGTCAATTAATGCTGTGTTTCCAAACAATGACCAGATTATAGGCTTAGCTGCTCATAACGGGTTCTTAATTATTTTTGGTAGAAACAACATAGCTATCTATGCCAACCCTATTGATGTTACTAGTTTAACATTAGCAGATTATATCCCTAACGTGGGTTGTATAGCTAGGGATTCTATCCAGAATACAGGAACAGATATCATCTTCTTGTCTGACTCTGGGGTTCGTAGCCTTCAACGGGTTATCCAAGAGAAGTCCTTACCTATGCGGGATATCTCCAAGAATGTACGAGATGACTTGATTGATAATGTTAACTCTGAGACGGCTATACAGATTAAGTCTATCTATTATGACAGGGATGCTTTCTACTTGTTGGCCCTGCCTACCACTAAGTGGGTATACTGCTTTGACATGAGAGCACCGATGCAAGACGGATCAGCTAGGGCAACTATCTGGACGAACATAGAGCCTAGGTCGTTCTGTGTCACTTCGGCTAAGGATTTATTACTTGGCAAGGCTGGTTATGTAGGCAAGTACTTTGGACACTTAGACAATGCAACTACTTATCGGTTTAAATACTTTACTAACTACTTTGACTTTGATAGTCCTACTAAGGAAAAGATTCTAAAGCAAATAGGAATGGTTCTTATTGGTGGTTCTAACCAAGAGATAGCCATTAAGTGGGGCTTTGACTATAATGAAAATTACTCAGCAGTTACAAAAAGACTTGACACGGCGGTTGCTTACGAGTATAATATAGGTGAATATAATATTGCTGAGTACTCTGATGGTATTGTACTAGACAAGTTCAAGTCCCATGTAGGCGGCAAGGGACCAATTATGCAGGTAGGACTAGAGGCTGAGATCAATGGTAATCCTTTGTCTATTCAGCGGATTGACATATACATTAAACAAGGAAAAATAGTATGAGTAACTATATCAAGGCTACAAACTTTACCGCTAAGGATGCGCTTCCTAGTGGCAACTCAGGTAAGATTATTAAAGGTACTGAGATTGATGTTGAGTTAACGGCTATTGCCTCTGCTGTCTCTTCTAAGGCAGACACGGCTAGTCCTACCTTTTCAGGAACTCCTTTAGGCCCTACAGCCGCCGCTGGTACTAATACTACTCAGTTAGCTACTACGGCCTTTGTTACTACTGCACTAACTTCTGCCATTCCTAGTGGTGGTATTATCATCTGGTCTGGTTCTGTGGCTGCTATTCCTACTGGATGGGTACTCTGTAATGGTTCTAACTCTACTCCAGATTTAAGAGATAGATTTGTGATTGGTGCTGGTTCTACCTACGCAGTTGGCAACACTGGCGGTTCTGCTAATGCGATTGTTGTGTCACACACGCACACAGCAACCTCTACTGTTACAGATCCGGGACATAATCATACATACACTAGTTATACAAACCTTACTGGGACTGCAGGTGCTAATCCTATTTGGGCAAATACTTCTACTATAAACACTGGAAGTGCATTTACTGGAATTACAGTAGCAACTACTAACGCCTCTACAGGTTCTTCAGGCACTAATGCTAACCTGCCGCCGTACTATGCCCTTTGCTACATTATGAAAACCTAAATGATTACACATCATTTCTCAGATAACTTATATGCTAAGGAATGCTTGTTTCCTAAAGGCTCTCAGATTGTTCAACACAAGCATAAGCATGACCACCTATCAATACTTGCTAAGGGCAAGGTAAAGGTTGTAGTAGATACTGAAGTTTTTGATATTGAAGCACCACATTGTTTTAATATCAAAGCCGATAAACATCATGGTATCTTAGCATTAGAGGATTGTGTTTGGTACTGTATTCATTCTACGGATGAGACAGATGTTAATAAAATTGATGAAGTTTTAATTAAGGAGTAGTATTATGCCTATTGCAGCAGCAGCAATTATAGGGGGCGCTAGTTTACTAGGTAGTAGCATGGCTGGAAGATCTGCTGCAAAAGCAGCCGATGCCTCTGCACAGGCTCAACTACAAGCAGCTAGGATAGCCGCTGAAGAGCAAAGATTTAGACCAGTAGGAATGTCTACTAGGTTTGGTACTTCTCAGTTTCAGTTCGGTCCTGAAGGAAGATTAACTGGCGCAGGCTATACTGCTTCTCCAGAGATACAAGCTCTTCAGAACAGGCTATCTGCTCTGTACGGAACAAGCCTTGGTCAAGCAGAAATGGCTCCAGAGATTTCTCAGGGACTATTTGGTCTTGGTCAGCAATATCTTGCACAGTCTCCAGAGCAGGCTAGAGCTAAGTATTTGCAAGAACAGTATGCTATGCTTGATCCTATTCGTCAGCGTGAAGAGCAACGCTTAGCGTCCTCTGTATTTGGCCGTGGTCGTGCTGGTCTTAATGTTGGCGATGTAGGTCAGCCTGAGTTGGCTGCACTAGCTGGCGCAAGACGCACACAAGATTTGCAGTTGGCTGCACAGGCAGAGCAGGAAGCCAGAAGTAGAATTGGTTTTGGTACAGGCTTATTTGGTACTGGTTTTGATCTACAAACTAAAGCATTGGCTCCGTTCCAGCAACAGTTTGGAGTATCTCAGTTGCTTGAGCAAGCTGCACAACAGCCTCTTGATATCGGTGCTCAACTTGGTGGCCGTACTGCTACTGCTGGTGCTAATGTTGGTCAGACTCTGCTCTCTGGTGGCTTAGGTGCTGCACAGACTCAGCTACAGGGTTCATTAGTTGGTCCGTCATTGATGGCACAGAACATCTCTGGCTTTGGGCAGCAATACTTACAACAGAGACAACAGCAACAGTTATTTGATCGATTATATGGAACAGGCGGGGGTAGAACAGGTCTTCCGTACACAGGAACTAGCGGAAGTGGTTTTTCTTACAATCCTGATATAGATACTGCAGGTGGTTATTTTGGGTCTCCTGTTCAATACACATAAGTAATAATTACAAAGATTATTAAAGGAACAAACATGGCTATTCAATCTTTATTTGGACCTTCGCCTGAAGAGGTTATGCTTGCTAGGCAGCAACAAGCACAGCAACAACTAGCTGCTCGTAATCAAATGATTGCACAGCAAGGTCAACAGTTTGGTGTGTTTGCGCCTCTGTACCAAGCAGGCTTGAGGTTTGGTGATGTAGCATCTCAAGCGGCTATGCAGGGTTTGTTTCCAAATCAGCGTGACCCGATGCTAGAAAGAGCAACCAGAATACAAGATGTAATATCAAAGTATTCTGATCAAGATACTACTGATCCTTCAGTGTTAACAAAAATGTCTCAAGACTTTGCTCGTCAGGGTTTAACACGAGAAGCTTTTACTATAGCTCAAGATGCTCGTGCTGCTAAGCGTGAACAACAGAAACTAGACATAGAAGCAGAAAAATTAAATATTTCTAGAGAAGAACTTGACATTCGTAAAACTGCTGCAAACGCTTTTGATTCTTTAAATTTATTAACATCAGATGGCAGACCAGTAAGCTTTAACAAAGCTAGTGGTGAGTTTGAAACAATAGATAAAACAACTGGTGATCGCAGAAAGTTTGACCCTACCCAAGATAAACTTGAGTATAAACCTACAGCAGAAGATCCACTAAAGGCTGTACTTGCTGCGCTTCTTTCTGGGGGTCTGCCTTCAGGAGGTGCTCCAAAAGCTAAACCTTCTGAGGCTAAGCCAGATGGTAGGAAGAAGCCTGCTGGTCCTTTAAATCCTGACGAATACCGTGTAAAATAATGGCCGACATATTTAATCTTCCAAAAGCATTATCGGATGGTTATAGTTATACAGATGTAGCAGAAGCTTTAGCAAAGCAAAAGAATTTTAATCTTGCTAAAGCAAGAGAAGATGGTTACGATGACCGAACCATTGCTGCTACTCTGTCACTAGGCAGACCGATTACTGCTAGTGAGTCTTTCTTTAAGAACCTTGAAAAAGGTATGATCTCTGATTATGCAGGACTAGCTCAACTTGCTAAGCCTGTGTCTGAGGGTTTAAAGAAGATAGGCATTGATACCTCTGCTACTGAACAGACTGGTATTGAACCAGAAGGCTACTCCGATCCTACGTCATGGATGGCAGGCACACCTGTGTCTCCAGAGGCAGCAGCACGTACAGAAAAGAACGCACTTCGTACTGAACTAGAAGCACGTATCTTAGCCGATGAAAAGACTGGTGCTGCTCTTGGTGGTAGACTTGTTGGAGCTATAACGTCCCCTGTCAACCTCTTACCAATAGGTAAGATAGCTACTGCTGGTCAAAAGATCCGTGGCTTTGGAGCTGCTGGTGCTATTGGCGGTGCTTTAGACCCTGTCTATGAAGAGCTAGGTGATACAGCAATTACTACAAGGGCTGAGAATATTGCAATGGGTGCTCTAGCTGGAGGTGTTCTTGGTGGCGCACTTGCTGGGGGTAAGGCTATATTAGGAAAGATATTCTCAAAGAAGGGTAGCGAGTTAGTTGATGTTACTGACGAAGTAGCAAACGGCACAGCAGACTTAACCAAACCTCACTTTAAATACAAAGGTGTGGATGATGCAGGAGAACCAGTCTTTGAGCAAGTAGGCACAAGGGCTACTACGCCATCACCTACAAAGACAGCAGATGATGACCTTATTGAGGAGGTTCAGAGTGTCTTTGATTCTACACAACTACCAAAACTTCCCCAGTACTTAAGCGGTTCTAGTCCTACCTTTGGTAAATCAGCTCTGTCTTTTGAGACAGATCTAGATAAAGCCCTATACATTGTAGGGCGTTCTGATACTAAGTCAGCTAGGCACGAAGACTTTGTTGAGTATCTGCAACAATCCTTGGGTGTTCCTAGAACTGAAGTCTTACGGATTGCTAAGGAAGCTCGTGATGAGATGGTTGGTTCTATGAAAACATCTCAAAGGGAACTAGGATTAAGGAACCTGCCACAAGATTCTTTAAAGGTTTCGCTGTCTAAAACACTTGACAATCTTTTAAATCCAGTAGATAAAAACCTTGACGAGTTTAGTAAATCAGTGTATAATTATGGTAAGACTTTACCTGTCAACGAAGCTGGTAAGTTTGTCATCTCTCCTTCTATCCTAAAGTCTGAAGGTTTTCAGAAGCTCAGCAGTGCTGTGCGTCAGTATATGCCAAAGGCTTCTGACTCAGACAGTCTTGTTATGATTAAAGGATATCAGGATATGATGGATAAGCTTAAAGAAATTGATGGCAGAAACTTTAAGTCGAGATCCTTTGAAGATATGCTAAAGAATAAAGACATGAACGAAGACTTACGAATTAAACTATACAATGCTGGAGAGTTCGATGGCTGTTAAGTGTAAGCTACCATTCTACAAGAACTTCTTACCTGAAAAGAGGGTTGCGCCTTTAACTGAAAGGCAGATTAACTTACTTAGTAAAATGAGTCCTGAGAGGCAGTTTAAATATTTAGGTGCTACTGCTAAGTATCTTAATGACGATGTTGTTGAAATTGTAAATAGGTACGGACAGGTATCAGACAGACTAAGCTCTAAGACTAGGCTTGGTCAGTCTATGTCTGAGACAGAGAAGGAACTATCTCAGGCTGCAGATCGTTTAAGGACTCAGGTAGGTGCTGACTCGCTTCAAGGTGCAGAACAATTTGCTGAAGCTCTGGCTGCTTCTTACAAGAAGGGCGATGTCTTAGAGGCAGGTCAGCGAGAGCTACTGTATCCTGTAGTTGCTAAGCAGCTTGATAATCTTCAACCTATCTTTAATGCTTTAGATTCTGCTACCGCTAAGGGAGATAAACAAACAGCAGCCTACCTAGCTATGGAACTTCAGAAAACTGTGATGGGTCTTGGTGCTGTCATTGGTGATAAGAACGCTGTCTCTATAGCAATGAGTTCCTTTAAACGATTAAACAAATTGTTCGAGACTGGTGGTAAAATGGATCGGATATTTATGAATGGTGATTGTCTATGATTGAATTGTCGGCAAAGTGTATGCAATTTCTCCGTCAGCTTGGAAGAACTGCTACGGATATGTATTCTAATCCTAAGTTAAATAAGCAAGATGTTGACCTTGCAATAGGTAAGGGTTTAGTTGATGCTGCAACTACTCCGTCCTTACGTGCTCAGTTATCTACAGTTATTAGGAATAACTACTTAAGTGCTCTGCCTACATTTATTAAAAACTTTGCTGGTAACTTTGGTAGACTAATTGAAGCACCTTTGGCAAGGGCTGCTGGGGGAAGACCAAACGAAGCAATAGACATGATTGTTGGATATGCGAAAGCATTTACCAAAGTGTTTCCTCGTTTTGCTGAGGGCTTCTCTAACAAAAGCATTGAGCTAGACGGACGAACTGCAAAAGCATACGACATCTATTTAAAGCTTCCGGGTCAAGACCCTAACAAGTTCTTGGATATGATTAACAAACCTATCAATGCTGTGCTTACATTTCCTCAGTCACTGCAGCGAGGCGGGGATGAGTTCTTTGCTGTCATGTTTGAACAAGCTCAGTTTGAAGTGATGAAGAACAGGGCTAAGAATAGTAAACTAATGCCTGATTCTTTCTTTACAAACAGAGGAATTACTCGTGATGAATGGATGCGTCAGATTGAGGATGTGCTTGCAACTGGAGATACACGAAGCCCTTTGTGGAAAACATTTCAAGATGTAGAGCCTCGCCTAGCTCAAGAGATTGAAGACTTTCAAAAGTATGGAACATTTCGTTCTAACCTAGGTACTTCTTTAATTGACAAGGCAACAAGAGGTTGGTCTAATTTAACAAAGGATAACCCACTAGCTGCTCTCGCTACACCATTCGTTATCACACCTACTAACATTGCTAAGTTCGGTGCTGGATATGTTCCCGGTTTAGGATTGTTAAGGTTTAATCAAGGGCGTAAAGATATCAACACTCTTGTAAACGAGATAGGTGATCTACTTGTCAAACAGCAAGAAGCTAAAACTCCTAAGTCAGCAGAAAAACTTGGGCGTTTAATTGAAAAGAAACAAGGCGAGTTACAGTTCAAAAGAGATTTGAATAGGGACTTTGTTGGTCAGCAGATTCTAGGCACTGGTTTAATGTACTATGCTTATGGTCTTGTAGCAGATGATCGTCTAACTGGTGAATACTCTTTAGATCCAGAGATTCGTACTCGTCAGATTGCTGCAGGTAAACCACCATCATCAATTCGTTTTGGAGATAGATGGTATGGATACGCAGGTATTGAACCACTACACACTGTACTGTCGTTGACTGCTAACACAATGGAAGCAGTTCGAGATGGAAAGCTAAAAGGGCAGGAACTAAGTGCATATGCTGGAGACTTGGCTAAAGTTATTAAAGCTTCTTTCTTAGATAAAACCTTTACTGAAGGACTGTCTAATATTATGGGAGCAATGGAAGATCCAAATAAAGCCCCGGCTACGCTTGTTGCATTAAGCAACGGATTAACTCCTAACATTCTAAACAACATTGCACGAATAGAAGACAAGGTTGCTCGTGAAGTCAGAGACCCTGAGTTTGCTACATGGATTCTAAACAATCTTAAATCTCGTTTACCGGGACAAAGAGAAGATGTACCTGTTCAATATAATGTAGCAGGACAACCAAGACAGTTAGGGTCTACAGGTGAAATATTAACTGGCTTTATTAATCGTCCTGCAGAGCAGACAATAGCACAATCATTTTTTAATAACCCAGAGTTAAAGATAATGATGCCTTCTCGTACAGTCTATGGCGTAGAGCTTCGAGGTGAGCAGTATGAGCGTATGTCAAAGATGATGGGTGAGATGACCAACACAGTTGCTACTTCGTTTGCATCTAACCCCGGCTTTCAAAGACTACCTGATTCATTGAAGGCAGAGTTGTTTACTAATGTGGTAAACACAATTCGTAGTAATGTTAGACTTACGATGCTACCTGAGATTGTTCAAGATCCTAAGCAACGTATTAAATTTATTGCAGAAGAGTTTAAGAAGCGTGGTCTAAATCCATATAGTATGGGGATAAACATTGAATGAGCGAACCAGTAACCCAAGTTGCCAAGACCGCTGTTGCTGGTATTCGAGAAGCTTTAGCTGTAGGTAAAGAACTAGAGTCAGTCACTAAGGATATCCAAGACCTAGGCAAAGCTGATCTTCAAGCAAGAGCATCATTCAGGCGTAAACAAAAGCAAAAGTCATCAGATACCTCTGTATTCTCAGCGGTAGAAGAATGGCGTGGAGTTTACGAGATTAAGAAAATAGAAGAGGAATTAAAGCAGGACATCATAGCTAAGTACGGGCAAGCGGCTTGGGAGGAAGTCTTAGCAATTAAGGATAGAATCTTAAGAGACAACAAGGACTTGACTGATGAGTACGGCAGAGACCTCCACAAGCTAGCCATGCTCAAGTGGTACTGCTTCATCACTGCTTTTATATTGGTTAGTTTTTTCTATGTGCTTGGCTATAAACCTTAAGGACCGTCTATGATTACCCTATTTTCTACCCTTGTCTCCTTCTTGGCTGGTGGTCTTCCTAAGTTCCTAGACTTTTTCCAAGATAAGTCTGATAAAAAACACGAATTAGAGCTAGCCAAATTGCAGATGGCTAGGGAATTGGAGATGGCAGAGAAGGGGTTCCTAGCTCAGGCTAGGGTG